GCCTATTCCATGTAAAGACCGAAGAAGAAGCCAAGATAAGAGGAGAACAGGGAAATCATGAAGCCCCTGCCTCCGCTTAACGACATTTCAGTTTGGTGAACCCAAATGTCACCTGATTCTATCCCATTAGTCGAAGATATACCTTTCGACGTGTCGCCCTCCACCCGCTCCCTGTTGGTGGAGATCCTCAGCCAATTGGCCACCGTAAAGGACGAGGTCGCCGAACTCCGAGAGGAGAACCGCCAGCTCCGGGAGGAGGTGGACGCCCTCAAGGATAATCTCCGAACCCTCGGAGTCTGGACCGCTCCGCAAAAAGTGGAGGACCTCTGGGAGTGGGTCGAGGACTTGGACAAAACCCGGACAAAAACCCGGACATCGACAGCTAACGCCGCCACAGAGGAACGTCAGAACCACGTTAAAGCCCTCCTCCTTAAAGCCGAACACCACCGGCTGACCATCAAGGACATAGCCCCGAGGCTGGGAGTAACACGCCAGCAGACTTGGAATATCATCAAGGATATGGAACGCCGCCGGATGGTCAACGTGATCAACGACCCCCACCACCGCCAGCGCAAGCTTGTTGAACTCCACCAACAGATAGGAACTCCTTCGACTTATTGATAACCAAAACTGTCAAATTTGACAGTTTACAGTTTCACGAAACAAAACGCTAGCGGCTAAAAATCGGCTGTCTCGCCGGGGACGTTCTGGCGGGATAAATGGTATGGGTTAGTTAGGGATATGGATATAGATTTAATAGATAGTATATAAAGATTCAAGAAATACGGTTATCGGCTTAGATTCTCGTCAAACCGTAAACCGTCAAATTTGACAGTATCTTCTCTAAAAATCGGATCTCGGAGCCGTGACCGCCCGTCACGGCCAAAGTTATGTGACTATCCGCTTAATCGCATCCGCCAGATAGTCACATAACTTAAGAGGAGGAGGAGAGGGACCGCCTCTTCATTTCGCGCGCCCTCGCCGTCGCCTCCTCCAGGGTCATCTTCCGGGGGGAGCCGATGTAGACGTTTTTCACCTTTCCCCCTACCTTCCAGGACGCAAAATAGTACCGGTATTTCTTCTCCCCCCTCGCCGTGGTCTTCACCACGTCGCCGAGGTAGACCGTCACCGCCTCCAGCCTGGCCTCCTCCAGGGCCTCCAGGGCCTCGCCCTCCAGCCTTCGGGCCTCCTCCTCGCGCAGCCTCGCCGCCGGCTCCAGCTCGGGGGCCGACGCCCGAATCTTTCGGGCTTCGTCTTTCCAGGTCCTCGCCTCCTCTCTCAGCTCCTTTGCTTTCCGGCCGCTGGTGGTTCGGTGAATGCTCTTCATGGTACGTAGTTATGTGACTATCCCATATATATCTTTCGGAGATGGTCCCATAACCATCATCCGGGCCTCTCGGCTTCCGCCGCGGGGAGGTCCTCCACCGCCAGCAGCTCTTCTATCCGCTCCTTCAGCTCGAAGGTGTACCTCCGGACTTTGTTGTTTCCCGTACCTGTCAATTTAGCCTGCACGCCCGCTTTGCTCATCAGGACTCCGAGAGGTCTCGATTTCATTCCAACATGCTCCGCTACCTCCGCGGCCGTCGGCTCCCTCCCTGCCTCCAGCTCTGCGAGGATGTACCTCTTCGCGGCGGTTACGGTATCCTCTGGCGGAGTCGGTTTAACCTCTGGTTTAACCGTTTTACCTTCTGGTTTAACGTTCTGTTTAACGTCTGGAGCTGGTTTAACCGTTAAACCTTCCTGTTTAACTTCTGGTTTAACCCCTAATCTGCTATCGATCAGCTTTATAAGCTCATTTTTATCTAATACTATTAGGCCCGTACCTTCAGGGATCGCGACGTTAAAATATTGGTTTAACGCATCCCTTACGATATCGCTTTTGGACTTATCGGAGCGTTTAACCTCTTCGTCTATCAGGGTCTCCAGCTCCGCCGAGATCTTGACCCCCAGGAATGCCATGTTAAACCTATTGTTAAACGATACGTTAAATATTTATGCTGGTTTAACCATTTGTTTTACAGAGGAGTTTAACGTGGCGGAGATGGAGCATCGAGAGCATCGACTCTATGTGGGGAAGGTAGGAGAGCTTAAACCCCTGATCGATCAGGATGCTAAAGAGGCGCTTGACCTCAAAGACTCGGACGACGTTGAAATTGTGGTCCGGAGGCTGAATAAAAAAGAGCCGATGACCCCCGAGGAGCTCAAGAGGCTAACCAAGGCGATGAGCCGTATGGTTCGAGTCCAGGGCGTCTAACCAATATGATTTTATAAAAAACCCAAACTGTGGGTGCAACTTTGTGGAACGGTGGGGAGGGCCTATGGGCCCTCGACTCCCCGCCGTGGTTATCGCTTGTTGCCCTTCCGCCGGTTCGTCCTTCGGGTTACTATCCTCAAATTCCTTCTACTGTTGGACCCGCCCTTGGAAAGAGGGACCTTATGATCAACCTCTCGGCCGTCCCCCTTCCGGACCCGGCCCTCCTTCTCCATCATCCGGCGGGCCTTGTTGCGGGCGTCCCGCCGCTTGATTTGTTCGGGTTTGCCGTGGTACTCCCGATACTCCTTCTTATAGTCCCGCTGCCTGGTTTTGGTTCTAGCTTTCGATTTTCCTTTACTTTTGCCGCCTGACTTCCTCGGTTTAATCATAATATGCCCCCTTCGGATCGGTTGTATATCCCATAGTACATCTACAATTAATTGATTCGTATCCAGGCCCGTCGCCGGGGAACATCGGCCGCCCGCCGAACGGGAACGCCTCTTCGAGCCGGACCTTCACCCCGTCCCTCTTCTTGTGAATTTTTCGGGATGACCCGTCGCAGACGCAGTCCCAGACCTTGTACCTGAAAATCCCCTCCTCGATCTGTAGCTCAAATTTTGAGCCGTTTATGGCTCGGGTTCGCTCAGTCCGGGCGATCCTCCGGGCCCTGGCGGGGCTGCATATTGGCGAATTGGCGAGGAGCTTCGGGGCGGTACGTTCATTTGCGGGCCAGTTATCTAAGAATATTTTTCGTATGTATTTGATATCGGTGTCGGCCATTTGGCCCGCCAGCCGGTTCAGTCCGTGATTTTTGAAGTAGTTGCGACCCCTGAGGGAGGGTATCTCCTGGAGGACGAACGGGCCGAAGAGCTTATTTTTGGTTATGAGCTGGTGGCGGAGTTGGGCCCCAGTTGCTAAAGTTATATAATAAGACGGATCCTCCGCCACCGCCCTCTCCGCCGCCGCAAAGTAGCCGCTCTCCGCGAGGGCCCTAAGTATCGGGCTTCGGATCGCCAGCAGGCAGGTTACCGCGTCTTCAATGTCCATCTCGACCACCCCAAAAGGAGGAGGAGGATAGAGCCCTCCGTCTCAGACCTCGGGCTCTCCCTCGGGGGCCGTATTCTCCTGGATGGTCTCCAGGACGGCCTCGATATCGCCGAGCTTTGCCATGATTTCCTCTAACAGAGTTTTGGACGGCTGAGCCATATCCCGGACCTCCTCAAGGCAATGCGTAGGCTTCGATCGTCCCGGCGAGATTGGAGTTGCTGGTGTCGGTGACGTCGAGGTGGATGGTCCCGTCGGCCTGGAGGTATCGAGCCGTCTCGATCGGGCCGAGGACGTACTCCTCGGTTGCGACGAGGTTGCCCCCGATCGCCAGGTCCCCGAGGTCCTTCCTGAAGGCGGGCCATGCGGTTCCAGCCTTCAGGGCGATGTCCCCGCCCGTTCCCGTCCCCGCCGAGATATGGACGAGGATGATCATCCTCTTGAAGTTGGACGCCGCCGCTATGCTGTGATCGTTCGCCACGTCGATCGCATCGGGAGTTTCCCTAGCTTTCCAGGAGCCGTCGCATTCGTTAACCGTTATAGCAGATCTTACCATGTTTCACCACCTCAGCTCGGAGCACAAGTCAGAACGCACAGGCAGCTCGGATCGATGACCTTCGCGCCGTAGCAGTGAAGGCCCCGGAGAGCGTCGGCAAAGAATTTCTCAGGGCGGTACGCCTCGGTATCGTTCACGCTGTCGGCAAAAGTGCAAGCCCGCGACGTTCCAGCTATCACCTTGTAATGGTCGCCGCTGGAGTTGGGGACGTTGTTGGACTGGAGGATGCTGAAGCCGAAGAGCTTAGCGATCTCGCCGTTCAACATGGCGCCTTCGACCCCGCTCCAAATCGGATTGATAACGGAGTCCTCTTGGAGCAGCATTTTGGTGAGCCAGGGGGGGACGATCACGAACCGACCCGCGAAGGGGACGTTGGCCTCGTCGAGCTTCTGCTTGATTTCGAGAAGCTCCTCGGTTACAAGGTCGGTGGAGCCGTCGAAAATTTTATCGGAGCCATCAGCGCCTATGGCGTTGCCAGCCTGAGCCACCATCACAGAGGCGACGTACTGGTCGGCCGCGTCAGCCAGCCGATACGCAGCATCTCTCGTCGCCGATTCCATCAGAGGGACGTTCGTCTGAGCGGCGTCGATGTCGTCGATCCTGAAGTTGAAGTACTTAGCCTGGTCGATCTCGAGGACGGTGCTGGCGTCGTCGAGGTCCTCGGGGTCGCCGATCCCGGTGGTCTTGTTGTAGTTGTCGATAGTTATCGGCCCGTGGGCGGTGATCCTCACCGTGTCGCCTTTGCCCTTGATCTCTCCTTCGTAGTCTCTATTTATCACGCCGGCCTGACCATAGACCAGGCTCTTCTGAAGGTTCTGGAGGATTTGGGCGCTCCAGACCTCGCCTATAAAGTTGGTTAACGTCATGTCTCACTAACCCCCGTTAGTTGATTTTGCTCACACTCTTGAAAGACTCCCATCTTTCAACTGAGTCTTAATTTGATCCCAGTTCTCGGTGATTTCGTCAGGGCTCATCTTCTTGATATCGGCCCGAGTGAGCGGGCGCTTAGCCCCCGTCGGCGGGTTGGTCCCCGTCCCGACAGAGGGCCCCGGCCCCAGGCTCTCGGCGAGCCGAAGAGCGTCGGCCTCCAGCTCCTCGGGAGTAGCCCCCTCGATCCTGGAGGATAGAGCCTCAGGAAGACCCGCCTTCTTGGCGATCTCGGCCTTCTGAGCCTTCAGCTCGGAGTCTTTCGCCTTTCCATCCCTTTCGGCGATCTCCGCCTTCAAGGTCACATTTTCCGCCCTCAATTCAGCATGGGAGGCCCGCGTAGCCTCCAGCTCGGCCTTGATCTGATCGTAGTCGGCATATTTCGCCCTCTCCCTGGCGAGCCTCTCTTGTACGATCTTGTCAACGTCCTCTTGCGTAAATTTTTTCTCTTCGTCCGCCATAGCGTAACTAACCCCCCGGATTTTACGGTTCCGTAACCTGATTTTTCAGATGAACGTGATTCAGACGAATTGGTACGATTCGTCTCGTCTCTCCTCAGATATTTGGGCTGTCTCCCAGTCCAGATCTTCATCGGAGGCGTCGGGATCGAGTCTCGCAAGGGCGCTCCTCGTCGACGTGAGCCCCGCCGTCTTCCTGAGCTGCTCGATTTGGGCGGCCTCTAACCTATCCTCAGGAAGGGCGCTCCCCCATTCGATGGTAAGGTTCTGAAGCTCCCCGGCCCCCGGCCATCGGGAGATTGCCTCTAGCCTGGCGCATAGCCTCAGCGCCTCCAGGAGGGGCCGCTTTACACGCGCCCTCAGCCTCGCCACCTTCGCAAGAGTCGGGATGGCGAGCCTCTTGAGGGCTGAGCCACTCTCGGCGAGCCCGCTCTTCACGTCGCCGAGGAGGGCCGGCGAGATCTCGCCGATCGCCATAAGCTCGGCCTTGATCTCCTCGATCTGGCTGAAATTGTTCTGGAGAGAGGCATCCCATGTCAGGTACTGGGGCAATGGCCTCGTCCCCGTCTCGCCAACTTCCGAGACGATGTACCGACCGCCGCCGATCTCGATATCTTCAAAAATCGGGTTCCCCGTCCACGGGTTCACGAAGTATCGCTCGCCGGTACCGGGGTTTACCGAGAAATTCTCAATTGGTAGGACGATGTTCGGGTCTGCGAACTTGTCCAGGGTCCTCGAGGTTCGGATGAGCCTCTTCTCCAGCTCTCGGACGAGGCCCTCGATCCCGCCGTAGTCGTCGAGCCCGAAGACCCCGTCGGAGGAGAGGAGCCCCGACAGCGGGACCACGAGAAAGTCGTCGACCCCCGTCCGTACCTCCGACGGCATCCCCGAGTACCTCTCCAGGGCCGATATAGGCAGCTCCGAGGTGATCGCTGCCCCGGAGTCGAGCCTGAAGAGGCGGTTCTCGATCGAGCCGGGCTTGTGAATCTCCACCCTCAGGTATCCCCGCTGGATATGGTCTTCATACTGGTTAAAGTTATAACAGATGCAGTGGGCTTGGACGTCTCGGCCATCGTCGGGACTCACGACCGGGAACCAGTACCGGGGATCTATCCGCTCGACGATCCCGCCCCGCCGAGGATCGAATCGGACCTTCAAGACAGCGTTCCCAAATCGGAGGATGTCGGCGAAGAGGTCATAGACGAGGAGGTCGAGGTCGTTCGCCTCGGCGATCCGATCTATCTCGGCCTGGTTATCGGCGAAGAGCCGTAGCGGGCTCGCCAGGTCGCATATGAGCGTGGTCGACCGCTTGAACCAGTTGGCCGTGATCTGGTCGAGATCGTCGTCTAGCGCCGTGATCCCCGGAAAGGCGGCCTCGTGGTCGCCTTCGAAAAGCAAAGTGCATCTATCGTATCGGTCTATCCTCGCCCGCTCGTCGGTCGGAGGCCATCTCCGCCCCGGCTCCAGGAATGAAAAGTCTGTGAGTGTCATGATCCCCCACCCCTCTTGAAAATGAAATTAGCAGGATATCGTAAAGCGTCTATTAGGTCGTCTGATTCTTTTATTGGCCTGTCCTCGCCCCGTTCGGTCGCCTTCGGGTCCCACCTGTACCCCTCAATTTCTTCGATAAGTCGAGGACATGCCGGCCCCACGATCTTAAGGGCCCCCGTCGAGAGGGCCGAGGAGACCCGGCCTATCCCGTCGAGGACCGCGTTATCGGCGCCCCGGACCCGCTGCACCCCATCAGCCCGGAGCTGGTTGATGAGGGCTTTTGCGCTCGGGTCGACCAGGATCGCCGACGGATAATTCCCCCCCAGGAAGCCCTGGAGGTCCTGGGAGAGCCTGGCGTTCGTCCTGTCGCTCTCCCTGTACTCGCCGAAAGCATACCAGCAGCCGCCCCACAGCCCGAGCTTCAAGAATGCCGTCGGATGGGTTTGGCCGTAGTCGATACCGACGACTAGCGACTTCATCGGGCCGTCGGGGATCGAGGGGACGACGTGGAGGGCCCGGTCGAAATGCGGGAATACAGCGCCCTCGGCCGCCACCCATTCGCCGAGGATGTACCTCTGGTAGAATAGGGAGGTCGGAGGGCCGAACTGGCGCTTGAGCTCCTCGACGTAGGCGGGATCGAGCCAGGGGTTATCCTCCAGCCTGAAATGCCAGCTCTTGAGGTCGAGGTCGTCCTCCCGGTCGAGCCACCTCTTTTTTAGGTAATGGCCGGGGCCGCCGGGGTTCGTCGTCAGGAAAAGCTGGGAGCCGGGCTCGGATAGACGAGAGATGAGCATGTTGAAGAAGCTCTCAGGGACGAGAGAGCCCTCATCGACGTAGGCTCCGCCGAGGGTGAGGCCTGCGATCTTCGTATAGGCCGCCTCGTCGTTCCCGCCCTCCACCATGATGGGGCGGCCGTAGATGTAGGCCGTCTTAAGGGACCTCTTATAGTCGAAGTTATTCGAACCGACGAGGGAGGCGATGGGGCTAAGGACGTTCCTCTCAAGGGAGAAGAGGGTCTTACCGGCCATCAGGAGGTTGACCCCCACCGGAGCCTCCAGGACGGCCCGGAGCCACCTGACGTTGGCGCCGACGGTCTTCGCAGATCGGACCGCCCCATGGGCTAGATTTATCCTGGCGTCGGAGTGAAGGCAGAAGTCCCGCTGTTTGCCGACGGGGATCTCGAAGGCCATCTATCCCACCCCCGCCTTCAGGGCCCGGATCCTCTCCAGGATCGTCTCCAGGTTGGCGAGGAGGGCTGAGGCTTCCGCCTCA